TCTGATGAACTATTTTCTCTACGGGAGTCATTTCAAAAGTCAACCGCTCAATAAAAGTAGAAGCATTGAAAGACTTTCCGCTACCACGCCCACCGGTGATAAGAATTATAAATTTTTCCTTATCCTCATATAATGGATGGTAAATTTCTTGGGGTACTATCATTTTAGCTTGTCTTTAATCCAGGAATCAATGTTGATGCCATGCTCTATGTCTGTTGGAATATCAGCATTTGCAATCTTTTGGTTTTCATCAGCAGGAGATTCACCGATAAGTTCTAATAAATACCTTATAGCGTTCAAATCTGCATCACCCACAGCTTTCGCTATGAGTTTTTTTATCATGGCATCCTTTACAATGTATTTCCGACCTTTATCATCTGTAGTTTCAGCATTCAACGCAGCAATGGCAAACTCTCTTGCGGTTTTCACAAGTTCCTTTTTCTGTCTTCTCGATTCAGCCGAAAGTCTTGCGAGTTCCTGCGCTCTCTCTGTGCTAATGCGTTTGCCTTTCTGCGTTAAATTCTGTTCGTTCGCCATTATTCTACCCCAAATTCTATTCTATCCATAAATTCTTTTCCATCAATGTATCGTTCTTCAAATCCATAACCGAACATCTTCATGAAATTAGCCCTTTCTGTTGGGCTATTAAAAGACAGCACGACATAGCTTAACATTCCGTTATCCTTTTCAAAGCTATTTTGGTTGCTAATTCTGTCTTTTATCTTTTGCACTTCATTGTGACGTACAATTTGATTTTCTTTTGAATCCTCATAAAAATTATTGGAACGGTTAATGTCTTTATTCTCTTTACCTTCTTTAGTAGCTTCATCTATGGCTGATAATGAATCGTCCAATATATCTTCCTTTCTCCAAATATCATCGTTAATAGAAAAGTCCAAATCACCAATTCCAAGCATATTCAAATCGAAGTCATTCAGTCCGGCAAGGCTATAATCAATTCCATCAAGCATATCTTTTAACATATCTGAATCAAAATCGCCTTGTACGCTTCTGTTATTCATAAAGATATTCTGCTCTTTTTCAGTTTTTTCGTCCATGTGAACTACTTCAACACGAATCAAATAATCATTAGTTCTCGTGTCAGGATTGTATTTATTTACTTCATCTATCACTGAAATACGTTGATGACCAGAAACAAGGTTGCCAGTAACCTCATTCCATACGATACCACCAAGCAACCCTACACGCTTTAGGTTTGCTTTCAGGTTCTTTCTTGCTTCTTGTGTTATTTTGCGAGGATTGTAGTTAGCGAAGTTTATATCACTCCGCTGTATTTCTCTACTTTCCGGTTGAGTTATTTTGTTCTCTTTCATAATCGAATATTAATTTTTCGGAATATGGGAACTCTTTCAAAATGCGTTTATAATCATTGGGATATTTACTACGCATTAATAGCATCGTATTTAAATCAATAGTAAATCCTTGACTTATAGCGTTTGCATCATAGATAAAAGGTTGTATCAATCCACTTTGCCTAATATATTGAAGCACTTCTTTGTTTGTCCACAATGCAAGAGGATAAACCATGCCTTTATCTGTTACATAGCCGGTTTTAGCAAACTTCTTTAAACGCATCCGTTTCATATAGCCATCTACGCCTTTCATTCCGCTGAATCCGTACATGACGCCTGTCTCTTCTCTTACAAATTGTTCTATTTCACCAATCTTTCTCGGCTTTATAGAACTATCTGGTTCACGAAAAAAGCCCCAGAAATCGTAATAGTCACGCTGAAAATGTCTAATTTTGCGTACTTCTACATTTTTGTAATGATTTTCTGCCCATTTGATATAAGGCTGCACATGGTCTAAATTTGGTATGAGGTACATATAATAGCATATAACCTTATCAAATACACCTGCAAGCATATCCAATAAAGCTATACCGTCTTTACCACCGGCTGAATAAAACAACACAGCAGTGTCCGTTTTATCACGAACACTGCGTATTATCTGCATTGTAAGGGCATACTTGTTCATAGGCTAACCATTTGAACCATTTGCTCCACGAACCCCAAAGGCAACACGTAAGTCATACCGTCTTTGGTCTCTATTTCCTAACTGCGTTGTACCAGCTTCACCGCCACGTCTGGCAACCAATCTACCACCAGCCCCTGCACCGTTCATATTACGGCGCGGTCCCATTGTTCTGTTAATTCTTCTCCTTGTACTACCGACTCAGCTAATAAATTTTAAAATTAAACAATCAAACATTATCTGTACTAAGTATCTTACCCAAATGATACCATACTTGGCAAACAAGATATTCTTTGCCGTTTTCTTCAAATACTTGGTCGTTACCATCTTCATCTGTAAAAATGATAAATTCAGCACTCTTAACCTCCACCGTAAGACGTGGCGCATCTTTTCGTCTGCCATTTATAAGAACCAAAGCGTCATACTTTATTGGTACTACATCCACATCCTTATCATCATTTGGTATATCTTCTTGCCGTTTGTATCTTTTGCCATCGTGTTCAAAATATACATATCTTGTAACATTTGAGGGGTAAACATATCTATGTTCTATGTCTTGTTCACCTTTTAAGATAGATTGAAAACTATCTTTTTTAATCTGTAATGTTAATACATTCATAATCGTGTCATTTTTTTAATTAATACTCAATAGTTGCGGGGGGCTGAATCGAACAACCGACCTTCACCAAGTCAAAGTGAAAAGCTACCACTGCTACACCCCGCGATAGTACCCCAAAGGTACTACCACAACCAAAGATAACGAAATATCTTCAATCGTTATACACGACAATTGGCTTATTGTCGTGAACTAAGCCATTTATCCCGTCTTTCTCTACACGCCTCTAAGGTAGGCGCACAACAAGCAAAGAGTTCACCACTTTCAGTACGGTAATCGTACTGGTACATTCTCACTCTTTTACCTCTCAACCTGGTGTTGTAGGTAGTGTAATTCTCTTTGCCGGGCTGGCATACGCTGCAACCGTTTACATTTATTGAGTTCATAATTCAAGTAATTGTTTCGTTTTATCCACGTCTACAAAACTCGTCCACCCTGCTTTATGCAGCTTTATAGCTGCCTCTCTGATTGTGATTTTGCCACTCTTGACACTTTCTTTCAAAGATTCTAATATATTCTTCATTCTTAATTCATTTTTACGTTCAATCTTTCTTCACTCGTATAAGCCACTACAAGCCCTGTTTCATCATGCTGTATGGTGATGTACTTTTCACCCCTCTCTATAGTAGAGAAGTCATAAGGGGTTACCATCTTACCCAATACCTTGCCCAGTTGCTTCATCAGTGGGGCTTCAGGGCTGATAACTAAAACTAAATCTGCTTTCATAATCGTGTATATTGTGGTAGCCATAAGGCTACCGGATTAGAACTCAACCAATATCAATCTTTCTAAAGAACCTGATGCTTTCACCCACATATGATTATGTCCGAAACCATAATCGAAAAACAGTTTAAAATAAGGGTATCTTACTATTAAAGAGTTCATACAGCCTCTTAACTCGTCTTCTGACATACAAGAAGTTATTTCATTGATAATTTGAACGAAAAGGTGTAAAACTTCTGGTTCATTATTCAATAACGGTTTTTCTATAACTGCTTTTAAAAATATATTTTCTTTCATATTCTTCTATATTGCGCAGGGCTTTCGCCCTGCCGATTTATGTTAATGCGTTTTATCCTCATGTAATAACTCGCAGTAAACTGGTGTTGTGGCATCTGTGTGCTTATTGGCTATAAGAACCTCATTACTATCCCAGTTAATATATACCTGTGTAGCAAATGCACCGAAAAACTGAATTTCTTTCGTGCCAAACAATACCACCGCGTCATCATTTACATTTGCAAGTGCTGCAATTAATTCTTTCTTGGTCATATTCTTTTTTGTTGCGCAGGACTTTCGCCCTGCTGGTTAAACTTATAATATCGTAATCTCTTTGTTGCCTATCTCTGTATCTACATTCAGAACCTCGTACTTTTGAGCCTTGTAATTATAAACGACTTCACAGGTATTGAAACCTCTACCATCTTCTCTTTGGTCATAAACAGTATTTATATGCTGATACATTTTATTGCCTAACATGAAGTTTATCTTACCTGATGTACAGAAGTAGAATGCTACTGCATACTTCAATGTTTTCTTTTCATCAATCTTCTTTGTTGCCATGATCGTATATCTTTTAATTGTTATTACTTCGTTTCTGACGGTGCAAAAGTAAAACTATATTTTTACTTCACAAAGAAAAAGTCATTTTTATTTTGACTTTAACCTTTATTAGTACATATATAGTTTTACCACAATATATAATGAAGTATATTTGCATTTAAAATAAGTAACCATGAAACTAAGAATCAAAGAAGCAATAAAAGAACAGGGTTTTACCGTTCAATCTGTAGCAGATAAGATTGGAAAATCAAAGCAATCACTCCACGGTATTATAGAAAAAGGCAATCCTACAATAAACACATTGTCTGATATTGCCGATGCTATCAACGTTCCTATAAATAGACTGTATGAAGAAGTAACCGGAGAAGGTGAACTCACCGCCCTTATCCAGTACAAAGGAGACTTTTACAAAGCGAATACAATAGAGGAACTAAAGAAAATAGTGATAGCAATTGAAGAAAAACATTAAATCACTTGCTTTGCAACTATAAAATAGTTACATTTGTAAAAATATCAAAGGCATGGGTACGAAAGAGAAATTAATAGAACGGTTTAAGAACCAGCCAAAAGACTTCACATTTGACGAAATGGAAAAACTGCTATTCATTTTCGGATATGTGAAATCCGACAAAGGAAAGACTTCTGGGTCAAGGGTTATATACAAGAATGGGAACAAAAGACCTATCATGTTACATAAGCCACACCCCGGAAACATAATCAAGTCTTATGCCATGAAGCAAGTACTAAATGATTTGACAGAAGCAGGATTTATAAAATAAGGAGGTTTTATATGAATACATTAAAATATAAAGGCTATATCGGTTCAGTCGCATTTAGCGAAAAAGATAATGTCTTCTTTGGGAAAATAGAAGGCATTGATGGACTTGTAAATTTTGAAGGTGAAAGCGTAAAAGAACTTACCGACGCTTTTCATGAAGCAGTAGAAGATTATTTAGAATACTGCAAAGAAGAAGGTATAGAGCCTCATAAAAGCTATTCCGGTTCATTAAATATTCGTATCTCGCCAGAGGTACATAGTAAAATTGCTATTCTCGCTAAACAAGCCGGAATATCAATAAACGCTTTTATTAAATCAGCCGTAGAAAAGCAAGTTGCAACTATGTTATAACCAACTATGGATAAAAAAGAACTATTTATTTGTGAATGCAACAGCATTGAACATCAGATTGTGATGTCATATTTTGAGGATGAAAAGGAAGTCTATTGCAGTGTACACCTAATACCAGAAAGGAATGTATTCAAACGTATTATCCACGCTGTTAAATACGTGTTTGGTCATCGAAGCGTATATGGAGACTTTGACGAGTTTATCTTCAATCCTAAAGATGCAGATAGATTACAAAGCGTTGTTGACCATTTGAAAACAGAAAAGCCGGAGCACTAAACTCCGGCTCATTAATTGATTAGCCCTTTGAATCTTAACCGATTTACGATTTCGGCATAAAGATACTCTATATCCCCACTGAAATCTCCATAATTCTGATACAGAAACACGACATCAGCACAATTGTCGGAAATTGTACTCTTGGACTGAACCCCAAGTACCCTTGACATCTCTTCGCGTAACCCAGCTGTCATTTTCCCACCGGCAAGCGAACTTGGAGAAAACAGGTACAGGATAATGAAGATGAACTTCTTCCGCTGGGTAACACTGTCAATATTCGGTGGACATCCTCTCTCATTCAGCAACTCAACGAATATTTTGTAGATTTCATGGATAAGGCTTTTGTCTTTCAAAATTGGGGTGGTCAAGGCGTTTTCTTCCTCTGAAAGTTCTGATTTCTCAATTCTAATCTTTTTAAGGCGAATTATTTTGTTAAAATCCAGTTCCATAACACGATTATTTTAAAAGTAAATAGTATATTTGCATCATAATCGTGTAAGGAAGAGCTGATTCATGGTCGTGCGTGGGTTGGCTCTTTTTCATTTTTCCCCATTCGTGCTGACGAATGGTTTCTTTTCCAAATCATAGCAGGTGATATATACCCGTTTCCCATTGACATCACATAGAGCAAGGGCATATCCTTTCTCTAGTATTTTAACCGGCTGATTGTCGCAATAGACAGTACTTCCAACCGGAACTCTTATAAAATGACGTACTATCATTTGATTATCTTTAGCTTGTTATACCAGCGTGAAGAAAAAGGGAACCACCCGATTAAGAATGATTCCCCGAAAATGGTTACTTTATATAGTTTGCTCATGGATTTTTCTTTTTAAGTATTTCAACACATTCCTTTATCCCATCATCGAAACCCTGTTTATAGCCTTTAGTATATTCCCCTATAGTATATACCGCCATTGACAGAAAAAATAGAAGGATACCTACAGGCTTATACCAGCCAGGTAGTGAGATAGAAAACGGCTTAAATGTAATTGTGAGATCTCCAACCCATATAGGGCGATAATAAATATAATTGTAAATAATATTGTTTTCATAATCATATAAGTTTTAAAGCTTCCTGTAATCCTGCTTCAAGTGCTTCTTCGTAGATATTATAACGGACAATAGGTCTGTCAGACAATCCTATCAAGTCATGCCTCGGAATTGTCAGTATATCATACGTCCAATAATTTCCATACATATAGGATATTTCGATATGCAGGTTCTTAGTTTCACGAAGCCACTTTTGGGCAACATACAACACTGGACACAAAAATTCAACTGGTTCGTTATCTATTTCCGTACAACATGACATACTTTGCGGAATGTCGTATCTTCTAATAATATTATCGCAACTTATTGTGTGTTCACACTTCCAATTAAACCCTTTCTCTTTCAGCATCTTTGCTGTTTCCAATGTTACAAGTTCTTCGGTCATGGTTGGTTCTCCTTTCCTTTAAAGTGTTCAATCAGTTCGTCTACGGTAGCCTTGTGATAATATGGTAAGTTAAAATCATTAGGCATCCCATAGAAATCCATTCCAGATAAACCTCCATCAGAGCCATCCCGGTATATACCCCAATCGCCCTTACCATTAGTGAATAATTGATTGTTGTCTGTATTATCCTTTAATGCAGCTATAGCCAGAAAAAGTTCCTCATTCGTTCCGCAATCAACACTATCGGTTTCGTCAGGATGTGGAATGTTGTTAAAAAACTCAATATTATATAGTCCACATTCGGGCGAGGTGAAAATACATAAATCTTCGTTAAGTTCCGCCCCAAACAATCTATATCCTAACTCATCTAATTTCTTTCTAAGTTTATAGGTACTCTTGCGTATGAAACACGGTGTTGTAAATCCCATAGTTATTCCTCCTTATCTATCTTAATATCCGTTACTTCTCCACGATTAATAAAACGTTCATCAGAGTTATAATATCCAGCAATTACTGTACACAAGGAACGATCTGTTCTACATTGTTCTTGTAGACTACAATTGTCACATGGTGCACTATTCCGCATTAATACTAATTCATGCAGCACCCCATCTATTATTATTCCGTTCTTTACTTTCATAATCAATCTCCTTTCTGTTTAATCCGTTCAAGTACATCCCTGTTGGCTTCTAGTATATCATCGAAAGACGGAATAGGAAACCATGCCAACACGATACTATTTCCAAAAATCCATCTATTATCTTTATCAAAAGCATTTGTTTTATAAAACCTTTCAATTAGAATGCGTGAAACACCACAACACATTGTCAAAACGAAAACTTTTTGTCCTTCTTCCGGCAACCGTTCCTTAACACTTATCCAAGGCGATTGCTTTGACTGCCATTGTGCGCCAGAAATAAAGTCAACAATGCAGTACGGTTCACAATGACGCTGCCTGTTTCTGCAATCATTGGAATATCCCCTTGCCGCTTCTTCTGCTGTCTGTTTGGTTTCTTCCTTTATCATAATTCGTCAAACTCTTTTTGTAATTCTTTTATCTTACTATCCAAAGCATACATATATAACTGAAAGAAATTTTTACCAAAAATTTCTTCCTTTAATGGTACATCATTGTGCATCCTGTTGTATGTAAATATCAATCCACCACCATATTTTATGTTAGAATTTTCAAGTGTCATCTTATGATCTTTGTATTCCTCTATTTTATTGTTTATTTCTATTGCTCTTATAAATTTATCTTTATCCATATCTTTTCTTTCCATCTACCCTAGCAGCATATACATTACTACTAGGAATAGATAATAAATTGTTGTTTTACTCATTTCTTTCTTTTGTTATTACATATTGCAATCTCCACACATATCCACAAGGGAATCAAATTCTTCTCGTGAGTATTCAAATCCATTGATTACGATTACCTCGTTACCATTTTGGTCAAAATAAACTCCATCATTCATTTCTATATCGTTTTGAGCTTTTCAGACTACATCATTAATACTAATTTCTCCTTTCAATACTCGTTCTACCTGCCGATCAAGTAATTCTTGAAATTCTATTTGGCATATAAGAGAGCAATCCGGTATAATCTCTTCTACTGGGTCTCCCCGCCACGTTGGTAGTTCATCCAAGAAGATGCACCCGTCTTTATCTTTCAAGCAGGTAGCTCCAACATCACGCTCAATCTCAGCCATTCGAGCAAATACTTCCGGAAAGTCCTTCCGTATCTTATTCCAATAGCCCATGCCACCTTTCACGCAACTGATACAATTATTGTTATTATAGCCCATCTTGTACATGGCTGGGATTTCAATGCCGGCCTTCCAAAGCATTCCCATTGCATCCTTTTTGGTTATCTGTCGCTCGATAAGTGGGAACAACGGCTTTGTATCAGGATATTGCTGTTTAAAGCGGATAGCTCGATTGATTTCTTTCGGGTCAAAGTCGAATCCCCAAACTTGACCGTCCCAAGAACCAAGTTCCTTCTCCAGCTTGTAACGGACTTGTTTCTTTAGTTCGAATGTGCAAGCTGCACCAGTAGGACCATTGATGTACCGTTTTTTAATCAGTACATCTTTTACGTTGAAAAACTTATCGCTGCGAATGGTATGAATTGGCTGCCCGTACCATCTCTCGCAATCTGAGATAAATCGGACATTATCTGGATGCCCGGAACCAGTTTCGATATAATAGAGTTGTACATCGTTATACAAGCTCAATGCAATCTTACAAGCAACTGCGGATGTTACACCGCAACTAAACCAAGCTATTATCATTTTATTCCTTTCCGTACCGTTATTCGTTAATTGGCAGTTTCATAAAGCACATCCATATTGTTTTGCTCTGCCTTCCAGTGGTATGTCCAAATAGAGGTTTAAAAGGGATAACAGACAATACATCCACTGTTTTTATTTCACTCTCGTTCCATTTGAATACAAGCGTGCCGTTAGGCTTCAAGACGCGCATACACTCAGTAAATCCATCGTGTATTAGTGACTGCCAGTCTTTCGGCAGTTTTCCGTACTTTTTAGCCATCCATGAGGTTTCACCAAGTGTTTTTAGATGAGGTGGGTCAAATACCACCATGTAGAAAGAATTGTCCTCAAACGGCAAGTGGGTGAAATCTGCTATTATATCCGGTTTTATCTCTATGGTTCTGATCTTATCTCTATCCTTGGCTGTTACTATCTCTGATCTCTTATCAACGAATAAGGCAAGAGGATTATGTTTGTTAAACCAAAACATTCTACTGCCACAGCAGGCATCTAATATAAGTTTTCCATTTTCCATTAAACTATTTCTTTTAATTTCTTCAATCTCAACTTTCTCAATACTTTACAAAGTGCTTCAGTATTTTTTCTCGCTTGTGTAACCTCCACCGCATTCCCGATAAATTTCTTTTGGTCAGCTTGTGTGCCTATTAAAACATAATCTTCAGGGAATCCCATAATCTTTTTGAGTTCCGGAATGCGAAGCATCCGCATTTTAATATCCACTATGCCATACAGTGCCATGAACTCCTTTATCTTCACGGTCATAGGACTATCATTGTTGTAGATTTCAATCGCTACCTGACCGCTTTCTGTTGCTACCAGATAGGGCGGCATCTTATCCATGCGGGCTATTAATGTGAAGCAGGGGCTATCAACAGAGCCGCCAGCACTGTTGAACTGTGGATTCATCAGATAATGCCATTTCCTGTTTGCGGTAATGGTCTGGGAGGGTTCCTCTATACTGCTACCTACATTTGAGAATGCAGTATTCATTATCCACGGCTGGCATGTTACCAAGTTTTGTTTCGGTGTTGTGGTAACAGCGGGGCATGGCGAGTTTATATCAGACACCTGACCACCTCCAGAATATTGATTCATAAAAAATGGAGATACAAGGGAAAGTCTGTCTTTAGTCAGAAGTGTAGGACAAGGCTGATTAATATCCTTTCCTGTATCCTTAAAGTTATAAGAACACATAAATCGGCTTTCAATTAAAGCCATCCTGTCCTTCGTTGTGACCGTTGGAGCTGGAAGGTCTACCGAATGATTATGTCCATTTCCATAATAAGCAGAGACAAAAACATGGTGGTCTTTGCAGGTGATTGCACCTGCCGGTTCTTCTACGGACACATTCTTGCTTTCGGGATGTCCGCTGAACTGTTTGGAGAGGAAACTTACCTGTACCTTTGCAAAGCGGTTTTCAGTAGTCAACACTCCGCATGGTTCATCAACTGATTTGCATGTGTCTTGAGGGCGAACCGTATTGTAACGGGAAAGGAAAGCATCCTTTCCTCCGGCTACAAACTTGATAAGTCCAGCATAGATACGTTCAAGCGTTTTCTCTGCAAGAGGCTTTTCCCTGAAGATGGTAGTTCCTTCATCAGAGAAATCAAGCACGTCTTTTACCGGCTTCCACTTCTCCAGCCGCGAGAACATATCTTGCCTACCACCTTTACAGTGGGTCGGTTCAGGGAATACTATCGGCAAGTTCTTTTTAGCAAAGATGCCGAAGAAGCGTTTTCTTGTGGTGTAGGCACCGAAGTCGGCAGCATTTAAGATGCGGTGCTCAAAGTTGTAACCGTACTTCTTGACATTGCGCACCCACTTTTGATAAAGCCGGCCTTTGTCCATGCTGATAGGTTTCCCATTCTCATCCATATCTCCCCATGACATAAACTCTTCTACATTTTCAATCTGAATGTAGTCAGGGTCTATAACATCAATATAACGGAAGAGATGTTCTGCCAACGTTCGGCTGTCGGCATCTCTCGGCTGACCGCCTTTGGCTTTCGAGAAGTTGGTACACTCCAAAGAAGCATGAAGCATTATCATGGCATCAGGGTATAGCTGACGGATACGTTCTACAATAGTGCTTATCGGGGAAAGTTCCAGTGTACGGATATCCTCAATAAAGTGAAGTGCATCAGGGATATTGGCATCATGTGAAAGGATGGCATTCTTGTCATGGTTCACACAGCAAACAACCTTTCCACATCTATTTCCATCCAATCGTGCTTCTTCCACACCTTCGGACAAACCGCCGGCGCCACAAAAGAGATCAATAACAAATAGTTCTATATCGGACAGACCTTCAATGGATTTTAAGATATTTTTCTGCGATTTCATAACTTCTCCTTTTTAAACAGGTGGCTGAACGCATTATCCAAATCCAAGTCTAGATTCAGTTTGGACGGGAAAGATTTAATGTATTCGTACATCTTATAAGCGAGGTTGTCATCATCACCGCATCTGTCAATCAGTGTGAGCAACATGGCGTTCACCATGTCAGAATCATTGCCGAAGTTTTCCTGAGTGGATTCGCTGCAATGATTCACATCACTTTTCAATCTCTTTATCGCGGCTATGGCTGTGTTGAAGTTTCTTTTTGAATCGTGTCTGAGTTCAAAGCCTTCCTTCTTGTATTGCTGCTGCATTTCTAGAAGGTTGGTTTCTAAAACGTCCGTGAGGACAAATACGATGTTGGTTATCGTATTCAGTTTGTCTGTTCCTTGCATGATCGTGTATTTTTTAACAATTATTCTATTTGATACAAGCTATTTTAAAGCCGTACAATTAATTTTACTACATGGAAGCATCAACTACAGGCTTTCTTGTTGAAATTCTTGTCACAGGGCTGGGAATGCGGTCTATCGTCCTCTTTCTTCACCCTGTCAATCCATCTTTGAAACTTGGCAGCTACAAGAGGACAGTGGATGCGCAGGTTTCTGTCGCGTTCCGCTTCCCATTCACGTATCTTTATAAGCGTTTCGGTATTCATTGAAATAATGTTTTTTGAATTCTTGATAAAATGTACTTGTTAGCATCATTGTAGAAATTCCTGTCGATCTCAAAACCGTATGCCTTTCTTCCACATTGCGCAGCAGCCAAAAGCGTACTTCCACTTCCAGCTACAGGGTCTATAACTACATCACCCTTATCGGTGAAGATTTCAATCAGTCTACGAAGTAAGGGAATAGGTTTCTGTGTTGGATGTACTTTAGGATTATCATCATCTCTAACCCAGTCGAAGCAGTTGAATATCATCCTTCCATCATTATTGAATTTCGGTAGTTTATCTCTATATAACAACAAACCGTATTCACAATTACCAACAATCTTCATATTGGCTTTTAATACTTGTGCGGAAAAGTTCTTACGGAATACCAACGGAATGTATTTCATTAGCCCGTACTTCTTACCAAGTTCTATGAACATGAACTGCTGTTCGTATTCGCAGAATATTATCATGCAAGGGGATTTACCGGGTTTCTTCGGTTCTTTTACCATCATGTCACTGCAAAAATGCATAAACTCGGCAGGACGAAATTCATTTTCTGAATTAAAAAACTTTTTCCCAGCAAGATCGCTCTCTCCGTTTTTATTATCCCCATTTTTATACCATGAAGGATTGCTTGCATAAGCATTAGTACCCAAATTATAAGGCACATCCGCTATAATCAATTGTGCTTTAGGTAATTGATAGCTACGAAAATTTTGAAATGAATCTCTATAGAGTTCAATATCTTTCATAATTACTTCTTTAAAAAATTATTGCATATTTGCCCATATCTGTCACAAGCACACACTCTATGCCCTTTAGCCTTACAATACGCAGAATTATCCCCGAAGTCCGAGGCATTCTTGCAATTCCGGCATTTGACATATACAATTTCCGATTTTACTTTCTTTGGCATACTCATGGTGACATCAGCATTTTTTCATTGAGATGTATATAAAACAAGCAGCCATCTCAGAAATTAAGATGGCTGCTTTTAATATGATATATGATGGGAATTTATATATTTATATTATTAAACCGTTTAAATTCACCATGAAATTCCAATAATACATCAATTAATGCTCCGTTTCTATGTTTCCCCAAAATAATTTCTGCCACTCCACGCATATCATTCCCTCTATCGTCAAAATATATTTGATAAAATTCGGGTCTATAAATGAATAAGGCTATATCACAATCATCGCATATAGTCCCACTATCACGGAAATCAGTTAATTGAGGGCGCTTCATATAATACTCATCTCTCTTTTCTATATCCCTGTTTAACTGTGAAGTGATTATTACAGGAACATTAAGCTCTCTTGCTAAACTTTTAAGTCGTCGGGTAAAGTAGTTTAATTCCAAATACCTATTCTCTGAATATTTAGCCTCTTGGTACAACAACTGAAGATAATCTATGAATATTATTTTCGCGCCGTGTTTCGTTACCCCTTCTTTTGCTTTCTCGCATAAATTATCTATTTTTAAAATAGGAGTTGAATCAATAAGGAGGTTACACTCTTTTAAAATTTCTATTCCTTTTTCAATAAGATTCCATTCGTAAGGCTTTAACATCCCGCTCAAAAAGCTGTCGTTTGGAATGGAACACATATTAGATAAAATGCTATTTATCACATTTTGAGGACTCATACAGGGCGAAAATAAGATTACAGGAATTTTATTTTCGACCACCATGTTTTTAATCATTGAAAGTACAAATGATGTTTTCCCTATTCCGGGGCGTCCTCCAATAGCAATTAAATCACCGTTTTGCCAACCTGATGTTATTTTATCCAAATCCTTAAATCCGCTTGGTATGCCACTTATACCATCAACTGTATCTCCGGACTTTTTAAGTTTATCAAAAGCCGATTGCACGAAGCATCCTATTTTCTTAAATTCGTTTTCCATTTTTGGTATTTTTATTACTGAATACGCAAATGTATTCATTTGACTTCATTTTTCCAATATTTCATTTTCCACAATTTAAAAGCATGTTCTTTGGAATCAATTCTTCCACTGGTGCGTTCATAAGGGTCAGACTTATATTTAGCAGCCTCTGATATTGAGGCTTCTTCTGCCGCACTACAGCGTTCTGCAAAATATCGTCTGAACCATCCAAGAAGGATTTGTCCGTCCAAGCGGTCATACAGGTTTCCATAATACCCACTTTTAGCACGTTTGAAAAGAAGATTTATATCAGCTATTGTAAGACACTTGTAATCCTGTAATATTATCATGGCAGTTTCAAAAGTTTGAGCATCTGTCATCTTCTTGCCTACATTCACAAATTCACGCAGATTTACAATCCATCCTTCCAAATATGCCTGAAGGCAATCGTAACCGTATGCCTGCTCTACCTCCGATAGGGAAGGCGTATTACTCTTGAATACAGCCGGATAAGAATTAATCGCCCTGCATGCCACCTGTACTGCCGGAACCGAGAATTCTCTCAAGAATGTTTCTTTTGTAATCGTCGCTAACATTCGAGTTTCTCCCAGCTGCCGTACCGCCACCAGTTGTCTTTCTGTATTTTCCATCTTCCATATCCTTTTTTGCCCATTTTCGAAATGTCAAATTTGCGCTGACGTATTTCTTCAACAGTTCACGGTAATTGTGCATAGAGCGCAAAGTATTCTCGATTACCTCAATGGGGAAATCTTGTTTTATCCGTTCAAACTGGGTTTCTGTAAACGGCTCTTTCAATTTACCCACATTAGGAGCGTTCGCATCAATCCAAGCCTTGAACTTTTTAAAATTCTCACTCTCGGGGGATGGGGGCTCCTCGCGCGTGCGCGTAATACTCCCATCCTCTCCTTTACTCTCCTTTCCTTTCCTATCCTTTCCAGCAGGAACATTCTCTACCGTTCCCGATTCTTCGGGAATATTCTCGAATGTTCCCGAATTTCCTGTTTGGGCGGAAAGAAGAGCCTTTTCTATAACTTCTTCCGGAATTTTTGACTTTTGCGGTTTGTCGATGCGTTCGCTGGAAAAGTCCATCACGTAGTAGCTTTTGTTCTCGTATGTAAAAGGTACAAGGACGGAGTTCTCAATCAGCTCTTTCAGCCACCCAGAAACCTGCTGCTTACGAATGTCTTCGCGGGCAGGAAAAACTTTCGACTTAATGATAACCTCATTCGCAAGAATGACGCCACTATCATCAGCAAAGTTCTTCATGCCGATATAAAGCAGACAAGCAGGAAGAGATACATTCGAAAATCTTTCATCTTCCCAAAATTCCGGAACTATAGTTCTAATTCTTGGCATAAGAATGTGTATTTAAAATCTTACATTGGTTAATTGTCTGTTATTGGAAAATACAGCCCACTTACCATTACCGCTATCAAACAATCGTAAATCCGACACCTCTCCGAAACGTTTGATGTTACCGCATAAATCCACAATCCATCCACATTCTTTAGAAGGATGCGGGCGGATGGCACGACCGACTATCTGATACCACATGGCAAGTGACATTGTAGGACGTGCCATAACGACCGTATCAAGTTCCGGATAGTCAAAGCCAGTCGTAAGTACACCCACATTAGCTACTACCGGAATTTCACCAGCTTTGAACGCCTCAAGAATATGTTCACGTTCTTTCTTAGGAGTATCACCTGAAACGATAGCGCAACCGGGTATTGACATCGTTAACCGTTCCGCTTCTTTCAAAAAACGGGTAAAGACCAAAATACCCTTCCGTTTTCCTCCGGCTTTGGGATTCATCAGCCTTTGGACGATATGAACGAGATAACCGTAGAAGTCTATCCGTTCATATTCTTTTTGAACTGACCTATCCGTATAGTCGGCACCAGTAGTATTTACTTTCAAGTTAAGTTCATTCCACCCTGAAGGATTCATTGAATAGTAATCCAACTTCGCCAAGTAGCCCATATCTAATAGGGTTGATACCTGTACATGATAAATGACCTCTGAAAAGACATGAGGTTTTGTCCGAGTGATAAATTTCAGCATGGAACCGAAATCACGACTGGAGCTTAAACGGTATGGCGTTGCTGTCAGTCCAAGAACCTTACACTTCACTGCATCAAAAAAATCCTTGTACATTCCCTCTTTGGGGTTTACAAGATGACATTCATCCACAATGATGTTCTTGAAGTGGGTAAACAGTTCGGGATGATTCTTCACACTGCCGATGGTGGCAAATGTTATCCGGCTTATCTCCTTTGAGTTAAAGGATGCTGAATAGATACTGCAATCAAGAATACCGTATGAACAGAGTTTCTTGAAATTCTGTTCGAGTATTTCCTTCGAGGGCTGAAACACCAAAGTGTGCCCGTCAAGTCTTGCAGCTATATCCGCTATGATAAGGCTCTTTCCGCTACCCGTAGGCAGAACCATGATAGCATTTGTTTTCTTCGCCTTATTGTTGAAGAAGGAAACGGCTGCATCAGAGGCCTTCTGTTGGTAATCTCGCAATACATAACTCATAAACCCTTCTCCTTTCGTAACTTCTTGTTCAAAATCTTATAGTACTTAATTAGCTGCTCATACTCGAAATCAGACATCTTAGAAGTACTGGCAGCCTTCACTTTTAGCAAATCAAATTTCTGTTGCCCGATTTTTTCTATCAGATTCACCCGATAGTCTTCCAAATGATCGGCTTTGAACCTGTTGCAGTTGTGCATGGCATAGCCGTTAGCAATGAAAGTACGCGTATCCGTTTCCATCACGACAATCTCCTCTTTACCTATATATTTGATACCTTTCACTTTGGTATCATATTGAGATTTTAGTTTGCCAAGTTTTTCAATATCCACCTTTTCAATTTTATGCGGACGAACACGCATTAAAAATTGGAGCTTCTCTATGTTTGTACCTGTTATAAGAAATTGCCAAGATTGATACGTTTTTTTAAACGTGCCACGCCTATTTGAATCTTCCATCATCTGCCGACAAGTTTTATTATTTCCTGTGAACTTTTCAAGTAAGCGTTTTATTTCAGAGCAAATATCCATGTACTTCTCACATTGGGCTATACCGACACGAAAACCATAGCGTTTCGTCCCATCTGGATTAGAAATATTCTGTTGACAAATATGTCCGTCAGCATCAATCATTCCCGCAATCCATCCGCTTTCATAGGATTTTTCTTGTTGTATTACTTGAAATGGTTTACAGACAATGGTCGTAGTCCTATCTGTATGAGGTCCGGTCTTGTGCTTCCCATGAAGATTTACGCCATTAACCCACATTTCTTGTGTTTCAATCCATGTGTATGAAGTTCCTTGTCTTGCCCTTGCGAGCCATTTATGGTTAGCAGTTGTCTTCATTTTATCTCCATTCTCTAACTCTACCTCATACACATCTTGAATATCACGTTCTATGTGTGTAACCCTTCCAACCCTATATCTTCGTGAAGTTTTATAAATTACTTCTTCGTCAAAAGCAAATATTTCTTCACCAACACTAATTTCACCAAGCTGTTTCCATATAAAATCTTTCATTAAGACGAGAGAATCCGGTGTTAAACAGTGCCGGCATTCGGCATGGCAATTGTTCTCATCAAACCGTGTTGCCAAATGTGTACGACTGAAATAGTGCCCGCAGTCTGCTTGTGTAAACGGCTTTATCTGTCCGCACGAGATACATCTAAAATACCCGTTTGGCATTGCATCACGAAGCCGGATAAAAAGGGAAAACTCCTTGTCGAGCTTAGCTTTCAAATCCGGCTTCTTCTTTACTGCTATCCCTGCTTTATCAAACAGAGGTAAAGGCTTGTCTTTCTTCTTGGCCTTTGTTCGTTTTATGTAGTATGGCATATCTTGTCATTAAAAATTCTTACTCCGTTATTTTTCGCCCAACTTATGATAGAATCCAGAACCTCATCGTCATCCAGATTGTCTATAATATCTCTAAAGTCATACGAAGCACCAACCTCTTCTTGGAAGTGCCGTACAATACTCGTTTTTAAATCTGTCACTTCTTGCCAACTTTCCATACGTTACAATTAAAAGCCCCGAAGCGTATTCTCCGGGGCACAACCATTATTTACTAACCCATGCCATTTATGTGGAGATGGAGCGATTCGAACACCCAATTAAGGACTATATCCTTTTGCGCTACTTCTAAGGTTAATTACCTCCTTATATCTCACGTACCGTACTTTCTACCATGTGCACCTCTCGAAAGTCAAAAGCACTCCACTGCGCACCCCCATTTTCGCCCGCCCCATCTTCACAGACCGGACAGGCAGGTTAACAAAGTTACACCTCAACGATTACAATGTCTGGTGCAATCTGTCTGATGGCATCCAACTGTACATCAATGACTTTATTCTTGTATTCCTCAATTGCTTCATTTGCGCCAGCCGACACAAGAGAAAGGGAAACATCTCTACCGTCTACATCAGCGTAAATCTCAACTTCGATTTCTTCACAGGCAAAGCCTTTGAAAAGAGGGATGTTCAGTTTGAATGATTTCGGCAAATTGGAATCAACCACCTGCGAGTAGTTGTCAACTTTGCTGCCGTTTTCCTCCTTGCTGCGCTCAATGTCTTGGTTTACCTTTGCTTTGAAATTCTTCAAAGTAGATACAAGCATCATATTCTGTGACTTGTCAGTAAAGAAAGCACGGTGCATTTTGATGAACTTAGATAACTTGATGGGCTCCCATTTCTTTTCAACGTTGATACCAAACTCCTGCATTTCTTTTGAAGGCTGCAAAATACCGTTGATTTCAGTCTGATAGTAGTTGGTTTCATCAATAGTCAGAGCCAGTCCCATCTTGTCACGGTTTACGATGATATTGGCCGATTTCTGATTGATCAGTTCGACACGCTTCTCCAGCCATCTGTAAGGTGCATCAATAGTTCCACTGATAATCACTCTTTCCGGTTCTTTCGGGTCAAGTGCTACGGGTGCTTTACCTTCACGTAATACTACTTCGATTGGCGTACCGTTATAATCCTTCGGTACTACCAGGTTGATTTTGTTTTCACTCATGATTCTGTTCCTGTTTTACGGTTAATACTGAATACTGTCTTTTGCATCTCCTGTGGCATAATGGGACGGCTATAAACCAGTTCGCCCAGCTTGTTGTAGAATCCTGCCATCTTTTCCTCGTGATAGAGGATTTTGGCACATTCTTCATTTTCTACAAACTCAGAACCTCTCTTAATGTGGTCCAAAAGTTCCTGCTTTTCTTCGTTCAAAGGTTTCAGACGTTCTTTGAACTCGTCCATAGCCTCTTTCTTTTCTATCTCAATATCATTGATGGTGATTGATACTTCAGCTAATGTTTCTTTCTTTTGCGCCAATTCTTCGGGTGTGAATCGGTGAGTATAACCGATTTTCTCCACTGCATCGGCATTGTCCTGAAGAAACTGCCATCGTTCCTGTTCAGGAATGTCTTGTCCTAAAAATTTGTCCATATTATCTATAACTTATTTTGCCAAACTCATTGTAAACCTTTCTTGCAGTACCCATAGTATTATAAACTGGAATATAGCTTCTTTGAGAGGCTTTCTCTATTTGGTGAATACCGCTGGATTTAGGGTTGATTGATTTTTCAGGATGAAAGAATCTTGCTACATCTTGGGGAAATTTTCTTTTCTTCATAATCTCAATTTTTAAATAAATTCATTATTACGTTCAATTTCTTGTTGTGCGTAGATAAGCATCTGTTGTTCGTTAGCGGCAGGCAAATAGATACCTGCCACAGATGCGCTCCAGTTTCGGAAACGGTCAATACTCAAGGTCATTTCACCTGTTGTCAGCTCGGCAGAACTTCTTAAGTAAGTTACTTCCTTACCTTTCTTGTTGACCGTCTTTCTCTCAAACAAATCACGGTTGCAAGTCCTCTTATAAAAATCAATTTTTGCTTCGTCGAGACTGCAACCGTACTCACTACCGAAATACCCTAAAAGAAGATGCAAGTAGCTGTTTTGGGCAAGCGTGCGGTTAGGTAGTTTCTTTTTCACTTCCACCACCGCACGTTCACTAAACAGCTTGTTTACATACTCCTTGAACTTGGGTATTTGAAATTCATTCTTCAAGTCGAACAACATACGCTAAAAAGGCAAATCGTCCTTTACATTGCCATTAACATCAACCGGAGGCGGGAAATTCTGTGGCTGTTGCTGATAGGTCGACTGTGGCGCTGGCTGTTGTACCGATGTTGTTTGTTGGGATTGCGATACACCACCACGCGCATCTATTTTGTAGCACCGAATAGATGCCATACGTTTGAGTTCTCCGTCTTGATTCGTCCAAGAACGCCCTTGTAAGACAAACGATACAGTAACAACATCACCCTGATTAAAGCGGTCAAGTTCTGCACACTTATCGCCTGAAAACTCTAAGGGAATAACATTCTCATACTCGCTACGCTCTCCCGTATAAGGGTCGTAAGTAGTAGCATCTAAAATAAACTCCCGTTTTGTAAATGAGGAACCACCGTTTTTGGATGGTATTTGAACGGTTTGTCCAATTTCGATTATCCGTCCGGTTATTTGGTTTGCCATTAATTTTCTCCTCCAAAAATCTTTTTATCGGTTATAAGTTCTCTGTTTTCTTCCAAAAACCGGATAAATTCCTCACAATGATTAGTGAGAATAGGAATATCACGTTCTGGATTGAAAACGTATGTTTCTGTATAGGTATCTACCACAAAACCGCCTTTATTGAACTCTACAATGTTGTACTCAAATGTCCGTACATCCGACCCATTCTGCATAAGAGCATAAGGATAAACTAAATGCTGGTGGTGATCTTTGAACTTTCCCACGGTATAACTACCGGTTGTTTTGATGTCGTGAACACTGGTAGGCATCAGTTCGTCAATCAAACCATAAACCAATACACTACCGTATGCAGTAGGCAAGATGGCTTCTACTCTTTGTTGGGTTAATGCTCCTTTGTAGTAGTTGGCAAACTCGCGGCAAAGGTCAATGTGAAAAGTGAAAGTGCGATTGTTGTAAACAGCTTTTATCCCGTAAAGTTTTCCGTCATCGTGATATGCCTTGCTAATTTCCATTATAGAAGATTTACGGTTCTCAATCATACAATCAATTATCTCCCCAAAACATGTTCCTCTATCAGCTTTTTCGCTATCGAAAGGTACTCTATTTATCCTATCAATAAGAGATTGGAATTGTTTTTCTCTGAACTCATCTTCATCGCATGGAGGATTGTCAGAAAAAGCATAATATTTTTGATATATCTTATCACTATCTATATAATTTTGATAAGAATCTAACAATGTTGGGTATAGTTTGTAAGATATTTTACTCATTCTCATATCTCCATTTGTAACCACCTGCTGTAAGATGGCTTTTTCTACCTATACAGCAACTGATAATATTAGCATTATTAATACCCGTTTGTCTTTCAGCCTCTTTAGCACTTTCAAATGTATTTATTGATGTACCATCCTCTCGGCACTGAACAACGGCTTTTGACATCTTCGGGTGATTTATTTTCTTTTTGCTAAACCGTTCGTTTCGTGTTCCGTAATTAGCATTATATCTCCATGTACACCATTCCAAGTTAGAAACTGAATTATTGCTTTTAACTTCGTCTTTATGATTTACACATGGAAATTTTTGCGGATTAGGGATAAACGTTTCAGCGACAAGTCTATGAAGAGATTTATATTCAACTTGTTGTTGCTTCCATAATGATATTCGTAAATATCCACTCCATATTTTATTAGGCTTAATTATCTTTCCTATTATCTTTCTAAAATTACCATACCTGCTTTTAATAAGCCTATCTAAAGAGCGAACTCTACCAAGGGTACTTACTTGATAGAGTCCTTCATAACCTTGAATGTCTTTCCAAATCTCATTAGGCTGCTGCATCTGAGTAGATTTTAGTTTCCTTATTGAATACCAGTCCCAAAGCCTTTACCTTTGCAGCAAACAAACTTCTCGCCATCATCAAAGAACTACCAACGTGTTCAAACTCATTGATATGTGAAGCGAACTCATTAGCGGAGTTGGCATCGGTGATAAATTCAATGCTTTCTTTTATTTCTTCTATCACCTTGTCATACTTTTCCTGCGCTTCCTTCTTGGCAGCAAGCATACCCAAATACGAATTGATTATCTTGGCGGTGATAAAGTCGTTCTTTGCGGTTGGATTACCATTCTTGTCAAGGATGGTAGGAACTTCCATCACTGAAGGAAGATTGCAAGTATTCTTACCGTCATTTCTTGAAGTTGGGTCAAAAGTGATAGTACGTCTTTGGACGCCTCTTTCGCTTTTCATTTCAAGATAACCGAGCAAATCCAGTTCAGTAACGATAGAGTTGTAGGATTTTTCACGCAAGGCAGGGATAAACACCGTATCATCACCTTCTTTTCTTGTGTCGCGATGGGCAACGAAAATGATGTGCTTGTTAAGCCCCGAAAGTGTTCGTGTCATCCATGAAAACTCTGCATTGATACCGCTCCAATCACGGATGGACGGCTGGCGGGTTCCACACTTGTGAGTAATGATGAAGTCCATCATCTTGCCGATGGTATCTACTACAATGGTCTGATAAGCGGACAAGTCCTCTTGAAGAACTTGCTGAACATCGCTCCATGAAGTGACCTGTACCGTGTCTATATTCTCCAAGTGCGCCATGTTCATGCGCTTCACGCCGTTATCGAAGTCCAACAGCAGCGGTTTCGGTGCGCTCAATGCTACCGTACTCTTTCCCATTCCGGCTTGACCGTAAATCATCATCTTCACGGTGGTCGGGATAACTAATTCATTACTTTTCTTAATCAGTGACATAATCGTAAATTTTATAGGGTTATTTGTTCAGATATTTACTCATTTTAAAAGCATTAATAGCGGATTGTATCTCGAACTTGGAATATATGATAGGAGAATTTCTGGATGAGCCTTTTCTTTTCTTATGCACCAATCCTTCTTTCTCTAACTTTTCCAAAAAGTTAGGTTCATACCCAAGTGTCTTTAACCATCTGAACGCTTCTCTTTGCTTGATTTCATCAGATACAGGAGACCGTTTCTTCTCACTGGCAGCTGCACCAAGCTCCGCCATGTCCATGCAGATATTTTTAAATTCAAATAATTCAAGTCTTACCTCCATACCGTCCAGTTCTTTCAATTCGTTCAACTCTCGTTCTTCGTCCCCTTCTCATATCGCCCTGTTCGTGATAGAGCGAAAAAGAAAAGATGCACAACAGGCAGAAAGCAACAGCCGACCTAATAGTAGGTGAAAAGTCCATCGTGAACTTCATACCAGCTATTCTCTCATATAGCATGGTTGCCAGTTCTCTGCCGTTCCTTACGTTCAAAATCTCAAAAGCTCTTTGCAGTTGGTTGTTTATCGTGCTGACCGCTCGGCATTTGAGGTTTGCAATTTCTTTTTTCTCATACCCTTGTGCATACATTCGTGCCGTAATCTCGCATTCAGGTGTAAGTTCATTAAAAACTCTCTTCATAATCGTGTAAGTCAGCTGATTAATAATTGCGAATAACCTCAATATATCCGGCTTCCCTGTTAGTGTCCACCGAATACAAAGTTTGCTTCTTGTCTATTATCCGATCAATCCTTGCCAGCCTGTTAAGATCAGCGGTACACCTGCGAAGCTGTCCGGCAAGTTTGTCGCTAAAGTCAAAGCTGATTCTGTCATTCTTCTTTTTCAGCTTTTTCTTAATTTCTGTTCTTTCTTTCAGTTCTTTTGCCATAAGAGTAAAATTTAATTAATGATTCGTGGATGGTAAGGGAATCGAACCCCTCTCAATCGTGCCAATTGTTTGCGCAATACGAAGCTCTAACCGATAAGCTAACCATCCTTTTTTAAAAAAGGTGCACTATCCTCACGGACGGCACACCCAGTACAAACACAATATAAAACACGAATATCTAATCTATTATCAGAACAATGCTTTTAACCGCATTTTTGAAATGATCAAACTTCTGTTTCAAATCACTCCAAGATTTATACCATGTATTTTTCTCTTCAGCTAATTTCTCGTTAGCCTCTTCCAGTTCCTGCACACGCCTTACTAAATCTTCATGCGTCATGCCTCTTAATTCTTCCACTGTCATAATCGTATAAATTTAAAATGTCGTTAAAAAGGTAGGAGTCGAACCTACTTCTTGTAAGCTAAATGAATATATAAATTAGAATATAAGTTAATACCAACAATTAATCGCTTACACGCATTCCAACAATGCTACTCCATAAATTACCGCCCAGCTGGTTTACAAGGTGATTGTGCACTCATCCCCATGCGCCTTGTGCCGGATTATAGGACTACCTTTTAGCGGTCTGTTTTAAGTTCTCTATAAGTTATTCTCATGAGCGACACACACCCTACACATATAACACTCATTATAGTGATAGAGAATATTTTCATAGGACTGTAAGTAGTAATAGCCCCGTAAAGCATACCGGCAGCACATATACTAACCAATATAGATAAAACGAATTGGATTGTTTTCATAATCGTATAAATTTAAATAAGTACCTGTACCCTAATCGAATAACAGAACCTTATTTCAGTTCAGTACAGGCTATAAGACCTTTCAGCGATACTTGTGCCTAACCAAGCATACTCACCACGCTAAAGACAAATTGGCGTGCTGAAAGTAAAAATCATTTCAACTTCGTGGCTTTACCACCATCAGACATATACAACCATTCGCCCATTGTCGGCTTATCCTCGGTTGCTATCGGTGTCAATTCCGTTCCACTTGCACCCACCACTATCCACCATCACTGGCTTCGCTTACGTGCCTTCGCAGAAATATATCTTTTTATCGTATCAATATGTCAAAGAACCAATCAATAGTACCCTACCCGATTCTCGCTATCGGTTGCCGTTCAATCCGTCCGTAGGGCTGTCGTGCATTGCATAATCGTGTATTATGCGTATCGGCTGATACCTTGTACCCGGCATAGAGCATCGTAGTCCATGCCATCATCTTCACAAGTTTCAAAACCTTTTAAGGCATCTTCCAAACTGTCTATCTCATCCGTTATCAACTGGATAACTTCTTTTTTGCTATCAGCATTGAACATCAGGCAAACAGTCCTTTCATCGTTGTTGTGAGCTGCCTCTAAATCTTTATAAAGGCTATCCAACTGCTGGTTAATCGTGTAAGCATTCATATCCATATCTTTTATGCGATTGACATCAGATTAGCTTTTTTGAAGCATCTGAATTCTTGGCGTTCAGTATCATAGTAAGTCTGGACGGTATCATTCTTCTTTCTATTGTCAGTACCAGTGATGGCAGGCATCAGCTTTTCATTTAGTGTACCGTATGCCTCACGAACAGAACCGTCCACTTTTTTGAAGTAGAACTTCACTATCTTCTTCTTCATCTCACCTTTCAACTTCAAGTTAGCCCAAGAGACCTTCATTGCTTCGCTCATGGTGTAGCCATTACGCTTAACGAACTGCCAAGCAAGGCTCATTACTTCGTGTAAAAATTCTCTTGTTCTCATAATCGTGTATTTTAATATGTTTATACTATTTATTTGCATCAATCCGTTTTGCATCTTTGTATCGTGATTGATTGATGATGCAAATGTAACAACAACTTGCGTAATATGCAAGCAAAACTATACAAAAATGCAAGTTATTTGCAAAATAATCTACAGTATATTGATTATCAAGCGATTAAAAATATCTATATTTAAATTATATATGAAAGAGAATGAAGTTATTAAAAATATTATCCAAATACGTAATTTACAAGGAATTACAAAACGGAGTATGGCAGAGGCATTAGATATTAACGAAGCCTCTTATGGGAGAATTGAGAGTGGTAAGATTGCATTGGCGTATAGTATGCTTGCGAAAATTGCAAGTGTATTCAATCTTTCAGTGGTTGATGTTATCACTTATCCAGATAAGTTTGAAAAAAAAGAAATTATAGGGGAAGAGCCAGTTGAAGCTATCCTTCAGATTAAACTCAAAAAAGACAAAAAAGACCAAGTATTAAAACTTGTGTTTGGTGATAACAATATTGAAATATTAAATAAGTAATGGAAAAAGCCCATTTGTTTATTGGATGTTCTGTTGGTTCGCTTCCTTTTGCACGAGCCATTTCGGATGATTTGCAATTTGATTTCGATGTTAATATATGGTGCCAAGATACATTTAAGCTAAATCATACCACATTAGAAGATTTAATGTCAGAACTTGAGGATGCGGATTTTGCATCTTTTGTGTTCTTGCCGGAAGACGAATTAAATAAGAAGAACATCGTAAAACTTTCAGTAAGAGATAATGTTTTATTTGAGTATGGATTATTTTTAGGGAAATTAGGAAAAGATAGGGTTTCGTTCTGTACTATATTGAATGCAGAAATGCATCTCCCGACAGATTTGTTAGGCGTTGAGTGTGGGAGATTTCAATATCCATGCAAAAATCTTCAATCTTCAGTTTCACATTATTGCAATGCTATAAGAAAGCAAAAAGAAAAATTGGGTGAAAACTATTTGATGTGCAATAAGAGAAATGAAGTAAAAAATATCATAGACAATACAAATGAGTCTGATTTCTACTTAGCTAATTTTGGAGACAAAAGGAGTGATATTATATCCAAAGCGAAGAAAAGGCCTGATACTGAACGTGGCAACTATGATATGTATGCTATAAATAAATATGTAGATAGGTATTATTATTATCATTCCGATATTTTCTATAAAGGAGAAACAATAGAATCGTATCAATTAGCTCTTTTCCCACAACTTATTCTTTGTTGTTTAGGTGATTATAGAAAACGTATCACAGAATTAACGGACAAATATGGAACTCCCATAAATAGCAATATAGATATTTACTCGTTTAATAATTCTAATGGAGATTATACCAAGAATGACGATTTCATGATTGGGCAAGAGATAATGAACGGATTTAAAGAGTTTTGTTACCAGTTTAAATATAATAAAATGGTCATTACTTGTGTTCTTTCTAAGCTAAAGAACAAAACTAAAACATCAATCTACTCATACTCAATAACTACTATTTACGAAAAAGAATAACAGCAAGCTAAATATCTAAAATTATGATTGACTTTCTAACCATCATACTCCTAATATTCGGAGTATTACAAATTATTCTCTTCTTCAAAGTATGGGGAA